GGTGTCATCCGTTGTTCCACAATGTGAACAGCAAATATCCCTAGCCAAAAACTTTTCAAATGCTTTTTTATTCATCCTAGCAACCTGTAAAAAATAACGCTGATTTTTTATTCATCCCAAGGGTCGTATTCTTTTGCAGGTATGTCAAGGCCGGTACCTCTGTAGTCGGCTGCAAAACCGATAGTCGAACTTGTTTCATAATCTCTCAGCTCTGTTGCCGCCTCCTGGCAGGTGTGCTTTTTGCGCCACTCTCTGACTAGGACAATCGGGTTAGGTTCGTCAGTCTTGAACTTAGCACCACACGAGCAGGTTTCGGCAATCACCCGATAAGGCTACCAGCTAGGCGTTTCGCCACTGTAATTCAACATTCTTGCTGATTACAGCCATCATTGTGGCTTGGTCTGACAGGGTTTTTAGCTTGGTTTTAACCCTGTTGTATTCAGCCCTTGCCAAGTCAGCCTCAAGCTTTTGACTTACCGCCTGTAGCTTAGCCACTGCCTGTCGGTCTGCAACAGTCCCTGAGTTGTTGATAAACGCCAAAGAAACTGCCCTGTCATAAGCAGCCTCGGCATCTGCCATTTTGCACTCAGCGTCATAGAGAGCGTTAGCCCCCTTGTCCATCTCGTTGGTCAGGCGTTGTAGCTCCTGGACTATGTGGCCTGGTGTAATAATTTCCATCTCTTAGCCTTCTAGCTTTCTCTCTTTGTAATCGCCATAGGTCGGTCAGTAGGTCATACTGGCCTCGGTCATACTGCTCGTGCAAGCATTCCTGCACTTCAAGGATTGAGCTAAGCAGAATCCTTTGTGCTTGATAGTCCATTGGCTATTTCCTTGATTTTGTCTAGAGTTGCTGCGTCAGCCCCACCAGTTTTAGCTTCGCTGTATAGCAAGCGTAAACCATCAAGGTCATTGCCTAATTCTGCTGCCATTGCAAGCCAGTCTTTAGCAGTTGCGCTTGGTTTTTTGTCCCTTGCAACCTTGGCCATTTCCTCTCGGCTGGCTCGTTTGTTGCCTGAGTAGCCGGCGTTAGCCAGTGCCCGTCCAATTGCTGAGGTTTCGGCGTTCTCTAGTGCTGAGGTTTTGTTGGCCACACCCTGACCATCAACCTCAAACGCTAGGCCAGTTGCCTTTGGCTTTTCGGCTTCCTCATTTAGGTAAACAAAAGCCTGTACGACCCAGGTACCTACTTGTCTGTCCTGCAAGGTCGTAATGTTTTGGGTGATGATGCGCCCCCCTTCATTGTCTTTATAAAAACGCCTAATGCGTTCCTCGACAGTTTCATAGTCGTTCAAGTTAAAGTTAGCCATTGTCCTAGTCCCTATCCCTTTGGTCTTTTACATCTCTTTCAATTAGGTCAAGGATTAACCCAAACCCTAAGCCGGTGTACCCGTCCTTTAGTAGCCCCCAAAACAACTCGATGATGTCCTCTGTTTTGTATAGCCCGTTATTGTCGTACTTGTTTTTGTTTTCGCATTCACAGCTCATTTTTATTTCCCTTCCTCATAAGTTTCGAACTGGTATAGGTCTTCATTGTGCTCTGGGCATACACAAAAATACCCAGGCGATACATCCAAATAACTCACTGGCGTATCACACCTTATGCATAACTTACTTCCCATTACTATTTCCCTTTCTCGTGGTGCAGGTAGGGTGCCCCACCTGCTCTTGCTCTGAGGCTAACCATGTGGTCCCCATAAATCAAGCCTCTTTTGTTGCCATCCATTGCCTTTATGACTCTAGCCTTGAGGTCTGTCATTAGCTTGTTAGCCTTGTCGGCGTCATTTACGGCATTGAAGTAATGCACTCCTAGCTCATCCAAATCAACCTCGCCGTCTTGGATGTTTGGGCTTAGTGCCCTTATGGTTTCTAGGGTTGAATTGCTGCCATCCCAGTCAGGCATTTTTAGCTCTAGGCAAGCTTGCCTAAATCTAAGAGCAGCTTGCCAAAGTGTTTGTGCCTCAAACTCATCCCACTCAATGTCAAACTCCATGTAGCTTGAGCCTGCAAGGGCAACAAGCTTGGCTTGCCTTATGCCAAAGACACTCATGTACCAAAGCACCTGTGCCCTATAAGACTGCGGTACTTGTGTCCAGTAGTCCCTAGAGAACTTGACCTCAATAATGCCCCAGTTGCCATCTGCATCAAGGTAAAGCCCATCAGGGTTTGCCCTGGCCCACTCATCCGCTTGGTTAGCCCAGGTCCCCGTCTCATAAATTGTTAGCTCTGGATGCTCATCTGCAAATAGCTCAAGGATTGGTGCCTCAAGTTTTGTGCCCAGCTTCATGCTCATGTTGGGTTCTATTTCATCTGGAATCTGCCCAGTCTTTTTTGCCCACTTAGTAATTGCTGATTCCCAGGTACTTAAACCGGCAATCGCCGCTATGTCCGAGCCCCCGACTGCTCCAGGCTCGTTTCTAAGTTGGTGCCATTCGTCAGACCCATTGGCAAAGTCGCCCAACAGGACCGCTTCGTGAATTGTGTTTATCTCGGTTGGTAGCTTTGATACTGGCAAGGTTTCCCTCTCTTTCCTTGTCGGCAAGCCCACGCTAACTCTCTCGGCGTGGGTTTGCTATTTCGCTAGAGATTACTCTAATCTGACCCTATGACAAGACAATTAGAGCGAAAATACATAGAGCTGCAACACGCCATAAGCGAGAATGGGGGTGTTGAATGCAGCCAGCTGCCCGAGTGCTTTTTCCCCGAGGATGAGCCAGATGTTTACCTGCGTAAAAAGCTAATAAAGGTAGCTAAAGAAGTTTGCAATGACTGCCCTGTGAGGCTAAGATGCTTTGACTATGCCCTGTCGGCAGGGATGATTGGTATCTGGGGAGGCACTACCGCTGAGGAAAGGGCCAAGCTCAGGTCTTAGTCTTTTTTGACTTCCTTGGCAGCAATTTTGCCGAAGGTCTTGTTTATTTCGTCAGGGTCAATTTCGCCGTCTGACAGGTAAGCCCTGGACAGTTCCTGGGCTACATCTATGATGCCGGCAAACGCTGCCATTGCAACAGCTTGCATAACCTCAAGCCCGATTACAGCACCACCGACAAAGATGCCTGTGACCTTTAGAACGATAACGGCCAATGTTCGTCTAGCAATGTCTAACCACATGAGTTAGTCCTTTCGTAGGGGGTAAGTTGCTGCCCAAAGAGCGATGGTAATAAGGATTGCCCAACCGGCAAAGTCTTTAGCTGAGCCTTCGAGTACGACCCAGGCGATGCCCAAGCCCAAAATAGTCCAAGCCTGTTCTAGTTGGTCTTTGATAAATCTCAAGGCTTCCTACCTGCTAGTGCAACTTGGGTGACGATGACAGATGCAACAACAACCTGTTGCGCCTGTTCTCGCACTTCTGGACTTAGGTCCGACCCGATTGAGCGTAGGTTATCTACAAGTTTACCGACTGCTTCTAACGCTAGTTCGATGCTGATTACTTGCTCATCCTCTGGCAAAGTTGGCTCAGGCATAGGTTCGGTTGGAATCTGAGGTTCTGTGGGGCTCGTAGGGGGCTCGGTAGGCTCTGGGGTAGGTGTTATGACCTCTGGGGGCTTTGTCGGCTCTACAGGGCGTACAGGGCTTGTGGGAGTGGGTTCTGGTTCTGGCGTGGGTTCTGGGGTAGGTTCTGGGGCTATGGGAGCCACCGGAACCACTGGCTCAGGCTCTCTGACAACTTCCTCAGTACGAGCAACATCTTCTGTGCGTTCAACATCTTCTGTCCTAACTATCGTTTCAGTTTGCGGTACAGGTTCAGGGCTAGGAGTGGGATTGACAGGACTAGGAGCAATGTAGTCAGGATGGTAAAGCAGAGCAGGATCCAGCTCACTGCCGTCACGAGATACAACACCAACAAAAGTGGTGAACTGGCCAGCCCAACCACCTTCGCAGTAGTGCTGTGCAATGTTGCCTTTATCCAGGAAGTAAGAGTTTTCATTGTCCCATCCAGTTTGTCTAGTAATTGTATTGCCAGCCGAGTCTTGGCAGGTGATGTTTGCCCAAGCTTGAGCAGCGTAGGCAGGGGTAGGTTGCCAGACCATAAAGAAAAGAAAAGAGCCCACAAACATAAGTCGTAGGCTCTTGTTCTTGGCTAAGTTATTTAGCACTCTTGGGTTTCACCTTTGGGGGCTTAGGGGCTTTTGGCTCTGGCTCGTGAACTGGTGCAGGTAGGACTTCTCCTGTGTCAGGTGTTGCTTGTGGGATTGAGTTAGCTAGTTCCCATTGCTCGATTGTGGCTCTAACAAACTTGAGTGGATCAACAAAGCCTGAGCCGTCAGCAGTCCATCTCCAAGTACGGCCCTTGTTTATCTCAAAGTGTAGGTGGCGACCAGCAGAAGCACCAGTGTTGCCCATAATGCCCAAGCGGTGTCCGGCCTTGACCTTATCGCCCTTTTTGACAGTTAGTGAGTTCTCGACCATGTGAGCGTAGCGAGATACATACCACTCGCCGTTTATCTTTGAGCGCACATCTACATACCAGCCGACACCGCCAAGTGAGCCATCAGCCTTTTTTAGCTTTGATGTTCCGGCAGCAATGACAGTGCCATCGTGCCAGGACTCGTTCCACATCTTTGCCTTTGGACCCCATAGATCAACTCCGTTATGGTGGCGCTTCACCTTGTCAATCGGGTGGATTCTCCAACCAAAGGGTGAGGTGACTTTCCAGTCTTTCTTGAACTTGCCGTCAAGTGGCATCTGAGGTTTTGAGGGCATTAGCTTCCAATCATGTTGATTACGGCACCGATAAGACCGACTAGACCAGCAGCAAGCCCTGTGTAGGCAATCTTCTCAATCCAGGCAAGTCTGGCTAGGGTAAGTTCTACTTCGCGGATGCGGTCAGGCACATCGGCTAGTCCGTCAAGCTTTTCTAACATCTTGATTTGAGTGTCGTTCATCTCAAGTTGCTTCTGGTAGATCATGTGCTGGGTGATGCGTACCCCAGTTGTTTCCTCAGCCATTATGCGGTGATAGCAGCGATTTCGTCAGCGGTTAGACCTAGAGCAGCGAGCTTGGCATTGGCAGA